GAGCCGGCGATCGACATCAGCTCGCCGCCTCGGGCGTGAAGGTCACGGCCCCCGTCGACCCCGCCGAAAGGCTGAAGGTGACGCCACCCGTCTGATCGCCTCCGAAATCTCCGGACTGGATGAAGAAGCTGCCCTCAAAAGCTCCAAAGTTCGGGACGATGACCTGTGCCGCGATGACCGGTGGGCTCGACATGGCAACTGACGCAAGGCGCGCCTCAGCGTTCTCTTTCTTCGAGATGCCGTTGCCCGAAACCGAGACCCGCTTCACCCCGTCAAGCACCTCGGTCCACAAAGCTCCCTCGGGCGCATCACAGTTCGCCGTGGTGACATCGATTTCCTCGTTGTTGATCGTAAGCGTTTTCGTCGTGAGCGCGCAGAGCGTCTCGAACTCCGGCGTCGCCTGTCCGTCGCTGAGCTTGATGAGAAGCGTACGCCCCTTTTTCTTAGCCATGATGGCCTCCTGTTTGAGAAGATGGGCTCACGCCCTGGTCGCCTTGCCGAAGGGCGTTAAGCGGCGGGTGCGACAGCGGCCTCGAAGGCGACCGTCGCAGTGTAGGTGTCGCCATCCTTCGAGCGGCTGACGGCGTGGGTGAGGTAATCGCACCAGTCGAGCGTGTAGCCCGTCAGGGGCAACTCGGCGTCGTCAAGTGCGACCCTGACCGCGTGGGCCATCTGGAGCGCCTCGACCCGGGCCGAAACCGGGCGAGACTGGCATTCGACCGAGAAGAAGATCGACTCGTCTGTGTAGCAGCCGATCCGGTCAGCGCTGGCATCTTGCCGGCCGAGATGGATGTAGGGGAACACAACATCCTCTTGGGGCTCCACGTAGACGCGATCGTCGACCATAGTCGCGACCCCAGCGTCAGCGAGAAGCGCGACGACCAACGCATCCTGCAGCGCAAGAACGGGCCCTTCATCCACGGAAGCTCTCCTTCACCGCCTTGTTCACCGCCCGCTTGGCGCGGTTCAGCCGCCTCTTTCGAAGCACCTTGAGAGCAGGGTTCACGAAGGCACGCGGCCCGCGGTCACCCTCGATGACTTTCGACTTCGGCCCGAAATCCACGAGGTAGCTGCCGTCCGGATTTTGGGTGCCCCTGATCTTCTCCCGCTCGTGGCCGTCTTCGTGGACGTCTTCTCCAACCGGGATCAGAACCTTGGCCGTGCGGACGAGTTCCTCGCCGCTCTTCCGGTTTCCCGCATCGACCTCTTGCTTGACGCGGCGCTCCAGTTTCGAGAGCTTTCGCATCACCTTATCAGCACCGATCACCGCCATAGGAGCCTCCATTATGAAATCGCTGATTGTTCTGGGCGCATTCGTTGCGGTCATGGGAGGCGTCCTAGCCTACGGGCACTTCTTCCAGATCACCGAAGCCGACCGAAGCGGTATCGGTCAGGCTTGCGCCAAGTGGATTTCCGAGGACTTTGCTGATGGCCGCTCCACTGAGATTTCGGACGTGTGGCGCAAGAAGGGGAAGTTCGTCTTTGAGGTGCTTGCACATCAGGCATCAGGATCATCGAAAAGAGTGATGCTATGTGTCGTCGACAAGAAGGACGGCACGGTCATGAGGCCAGGTCTCGCCAACTACCAAGATTGGAAGAAATAGCGCGCGGCTATTCCGGTGCCCTAACCCACTCCTCGCAGGACATCTCCAGCACGTCCGCCCGCTCTCGCGATCGCGCAGGCGTGCTGCGAATTTTCCAGACCGCCCCCCGCGCGACCAACCGGTCCGCCGCCGTGATCTGCCTCGCCGCTGGGCCATCCTTGATCAGCACCTTCGCCAGCCGCACCGCCTCATCGCGTCCGGCGACAAGGGTCTCGCCGCCGGGTTGCTCAGCAAAATCCGCCCAGAGCTGAACCGGCACGCCGGCCTCCAGCTCGAGGTCCGCCCAACGCTCTGCCACAACGCCAGGCCGGACCGTGCCCTTCACCTTGCGCTGAACGGTGATCCGGTCACTCAGACGTCCCCCGGCCATGTCAGCACCCCGCCGAGGCGCAGGGGCGCACGTAACGCTCCTGTTTGATGAGCCGCTGCACGTTGAACGAGGCGCGCGGCGGCTGGATATCTCCCGAGACGCTGATGTCCGCATCGCGCCATTCGCGCGCCAGGGAGACGACTGCGCGCCAAAGGTTGCGAGGGAAAACCCCGCCAACCTCGGCCCGAATGCGCAGCGTCCGACCCGCTTCATTGCCCGACCAGCGCTCGGGAAGCAGCAGCTGCGGTTCGTCCTCGCCCTGCACCAGCATCACGCCGTCAAGGGGCTGATCGACCCACGCGCCATTGTCATCGGTCACCGCAAGCGCGGAAAGCGATGTCACCGGGCAGCAGGGAAACCACCAGCGGCGCCAGCCGTAAAGCGGATAGGTGAATTCGTAGAGGCCGGGCGCCGGAGGGATGTTCGCCGCTGTCGTGACCACGTCCTGCGCGGCCCCGAGCAGCATCTCGATCGAGGCCTGCTCGCTGGCACCAGGCATTTCACCATGCACTGCATTGATGAACTGCGAGACACTGACCACCGGCGGGATTTCATCGTCCCCGATATAACGCATGCGCCCGGCCCTTTCTTACTTGCGGCCCTTGCCCTGCGCGGGCGGAGCTCCGGGATCTGCGTCCGGCTTCGAGCCGTTGCCATCGTCGGCTTTGGGCTCGCCGTCCTCTTCGCCCTGCTCGCGCGTCGGCGCGACGGGCTCTTCGCCTCCCTTCGGCTCGTCCACCTCGGGCAGCACTTTCGGCATCGGAGCATTCGGGTCGCGCGCGATCCCCGCTGCGATCAGCTTGTCCGCGTGATCGTCGGGGAAACCGGCAGTCTCACCACGCTGATACATCAGGTGGGTCCGGTTGAACTTCACCGCCTTCATTGCGGCAGGCGGTCCATGCCGCCACAGACCAGCACAGCCGACAGGGCTGCGGTGTCGGTACCGCTGGCGCTGAGATCCGGCGTGTAGCCGAGACGAACGTAGCGACCGCAGGCGCGGAGCTTCACGTCGATCTCGAGACAGCCGGTAACGGTGCCGCCGCCGGTCGGGCCGGTTGCTGCAACCACCGTCTCGGTAACCAGCGTGACCGCGTCCGACAGGTCGCTCTCTTCGCCTTCCTCGACGGTGTACGCGACGCTCAGCGTCTCGCCCTCGGCAAGGGTGGCGGTGAACGGGATGGCCAGCACGCCGGATTGCGGCATGCTGATCTCGGCGCGGTCGATGATGGCGCCCGCCACCGCAGTGTCATCCCCGGCGCCGCCCGCGGTCACCGCGGCGTTGCCGGCGGCGCGCAGCACTTTCAGAAGCGCGCCGATATCCTTCATTTGCATCATGGGATCGGTCCTCAAAAGGATGTGGAGACGGGCGCGAACGCCCGCCCGTGGGTCATCGTCAGGGGTTACTGGTCCGCCCAGGTCACGCCGGTCATCACAGCGACGGCGGGCAGATGGCGCAGGCCAAGGTCGTGCTGCATGATCATCCGCATCAGGGTTTCGTCGCGGCTGAACGACGACTGCAGCTGGCCGTTGTCGTCGCGGTAGGCCGCCTGGTCGGACATCGCGATGGTGATGCCCATGTGCTCGCCGATGACGACGTGCATCGGGTGCACCAGCATGATCTCAGACTCGTTGCCACCCGCGCCGAGGTTCGAGGGCATCTCGGTGGTGACATGCACCGGCTTGCGACGCAGCTGACCGCTGGCCATCTCGGGGAACGCCTTGTTCCCGTTGCCGTCGACGAGGTTGGTCAGGAACATCGCGGTGCGCGGCGACATGATCCAATGCGCCCCGGCGTAGGGCACATTCGCATTGGCCAGCGCCAGCTCCATCCGCCCGAGGTTGCTGTTGACCGCCTGCACATTCGTGCCACCGGTCATCGCCAGGATGTTGGTCGCGGCAGCGGCGGTGCCGAGCAACTGGAAGCGAAGGCCCTTCGGCGCGAACTCGGTGCCCGCGCCGCGGAGGAAGTAGCGATCCTGAATTTGCGCCGCATCCGCGATCGCATCGTCGCGCACCATGCGATCGACGGCGGTGGAGGCGGTGCGAAGAAGATCGTTCGAGATCGGGATGATACCACGCATCTTCTTCGCCGAGAGCTTCATCTGACCGTAGGTGTAGCCGGTCACCGGCGCATCGGTACCCTCGTCACCATAGCCGAAGTTCGCGCCGCTCGCGCGCCGGTTCTGCGTCAGGTTACCGTCGGGCATCGGTACGATGCGGGGTCCCATGGCTGTCACCACGCTGGCCGGGCGCAGCAGCTCGATCACCTCGGAGCTGACGTCCTCGGGAACGAGGAAGCCGCCGGCCGCGGCCGAGGACACGTTCTGCGCCGAGAAGAGACCGCTCTGGCCATTCTCCTCGGCGATGACCCGGGCCGTGTGGACGTTGCCGCCCGCCGCCGCGAGAGTGCGGAGCATGGCCCCGAACTGCAGGCCCTTCTCTTTCGGCTGCGCGATAGCAGAACCGCGCGGCGCATCGGGCTCGGAGCCGGGCTCGGGAACCGCCGCCGAGGCGCTCGCCGCCTCGACCTCTTCGGCGCGCTTCACCTGGCGATTCGCCTTGTCGAAGGCAGCCTTGGCCGCGTCGAATGCCGCCTGCGCGCCCTGCAGCGCAGCGTCGTCGGCGCTCTCCTGATCCTCGATCGAGGTCAGAGCATCGGCCTTGGCCTGCATGTCTTCAGCCGCCGCCTTGCGGGCGCGGCGCAGGTCGTTGATATCGCCCATGGTCAGTTCTCCTGTTTGGTGGGCACCGCGCGATCCGCGCAGCAGAAAGACCCCGCCGCGCACCGGCAGGGCAGTCTCAGGCCGCGGCAAGCGCCGAGGCCGGATTTCGGAAAGTCAGATCAGCTGGCCAGCCGGGCCGCTGCCGCGGCAGCAAGCGCCTGCGCCCGCGCGCCACGGCCGGCCTGCCGGGTCGGGCGCGGTGCGTAGGCTGCGCCGATGCGATCCCAGAACTCGCGGGCCGTTTCGAGCCGATCCACGAGGCCACGCGACCGCGCGTCCTCGCCCCAGAAGATCGCGCCACCGTCGGCAGGATCATCGGTGGCGGACAGACGCTCGGTCAGTTCCGCGAGCGGGATGCCCCGGCCTGCGGACACCGCTGCATGGAAGTCCGCCTCCATCTCGTCGAGCCCGCGCAGGATTTCCGTGCGTCCCTCGTCGCTCGACGGGTCAGGCCGTTTTGCACGGGCGTGGGTCGAGGTGGTGATGAAGGTCTGCTCGCCGAACATGCCCGGCTGCATCGGTGCCGCGTCGATACGCATGCAGCCGATCGAACCGACGACGCTGCCCGGAGTCAGCGAGATGTCGGTGGCTTGGCTCGCGATGTGATAACAGGCCGAGGCGGAGAGCGGATGCACCAGCGCGTGCACGGGCTTGACCGCCTTCGCGGCCGCAACCGCCGCCGCCGCCCCGGCGATGCCCAGAACATAGCCGCCGGGCGAGTCGCAAAGCAGCACGATGGCCGCGACATCCTCGTTCGCGCTCAGTTCCCCCATCGTGGCTTCGAGACCGTGGTAGGTCGACCAGCCGAACCACCGCTCGAGCAGGAAGGCGTTGGGCGTCAGAAGGCCGCGCACGGGCACCACCGCGACGTTGCGCGTGATCGCATAGCGCTCTCCCGGCTCGAGTCGCACCGAAAGGGCGGTCTCGACCGCCTGCGGCTCGCCCACACCATCCGGCATCGCCATCTGCAGGAGCGGCGCGCCGTGGGTGCGGGACATCGCCAGCGGCGTGCCGGTGAAGAGGCTCGCAACGGTCTGAGCGGTCATTCGTCGTCTCCTTCGGACTGGGTGCGGGACGGTTCGGTCCGCGTCATGTTCGGCGCCGGGTTGAGTTGCGCCCCCTCGTCGACCGGCGTGAGGCCGAGCTTCATGCGGGCCTCATTGGGCAGCATGAAGGGCCCGCCCACCGCGCGGTTCAGCGCCTCGTATTGCTCCTTGACCGTCGGCTGCAGCAGCGCGCCGAAGTCATGGCGCAGGAACAGCCCGGCATCTCGCTCGGAGCGGGTCAGCAGCGCGACGCTCAACTGCGCCTCGACCAGGGCAGACCAGTGCAGCAGGCAGTCGGTCAGATAGTCGATGGCCTGCTGCTCGCCGTTGGCCTTCACGCCGTATTCCAGCATCTGCAGCTTGCTGGGCGGCATGCGGTAGATGCCCGCGATCATCTCGCGGTCGAACTTGCGGCTGGAGAGCAGTTCCTGGTCGGCAGCCGAGATATCGAGCGCCTTCACGTCCTCTTCGGGATTGGTGACGATCCACCCATCGCCAGAAGGATCGCTCATCGCGCCCTTGATGCGGCGGGCGTTGCGCGTTCGCTGTTCCTCGCTCTCGTAGCTATCGCCGAGCTTTATCACGCCCTTGGTGGTGCCGCCTGCGGCGTTGCGCGCCGCGGCACGCTGCCCCGCAAGGGCAATGCCGACACTTTCGGCCGCGACACTGATAGGGCTGCGCCCGGTCCAGCCATCCTCGGCCATGTAGCGCAGGTGAGCCATTGCCCGGGCTGGCACCCGGCGCTGCACCCCGGCGCCGTCCTCGAACTGGTAAAAGCGCTCGAGCCCGTCGCGCAGGATCGAGACCGAGCCCTGCCGCACGATGTCGAGCCGCATCAGCTCGCCGCCGCCATCGCGGGGCCCGTAGATGTGGCCATTCCCGCGAAGGGCGTAAGCGTAGACCGCGGCGAAACGCACCAATAGCGCGGGAACGCCGGGGGCCGCTTCGCCGTTCAGCAGCTCGGACACGGCATGCTGGCGCACGCGCTTATCCTGTCCGTCGCCCTGTCGCTGCCAGAGCTTCAGCGGCACCTTTGCAAGATCGCCGGCGATATTGTTGCAGCAGGAGAAGACCGTGCCGTGATGCACCGCCGTCTCCGGCGTGACGCGCGGGAGACCTCGGACCGCCGTCGGCCCGCCAAGCGAGCCCCAGCCCACGGCGAGGAGACCTTCGTCGCTGACGGCTGCCGCCGCCGGTGCGGAGACGGGCGGCTCGACGCGCTGCGCAAAGTCGGCCGGGCGGCTGCGCGAGATGTCCAGTCCGAAGAACTTCATACGATCACCACGTCCCTTGCCTTGCGTTTCTCTTCGCCGACCTCGGCGCGGCCCACGGCCATGATGGCAGCGACTGCCGGGTCGATACGCCCGGTGGCCTTTTTCTTGTTCGGCTTCACGTTCTCGGCGGCGTCCTGATCGAGGACCACGTTGCCAACCGACCATGCCAGCAGCGGGTTTCCGTTGTGGCGCAGCCGGTTCTGAATGACCGCGCGCTCGAAGCGCTTGGTGGCCGGCGACATGCTGGCGTAGCCCTGGCCGAACTCGAGGAGCGGGAAGCGCATCTTGTCGAGTTCGCCCGCGACGTACTTCATGCCCCAGCGATCATAGGCGACTTCCTGAAGATCGAAGCGCGCCCGAATCCACTTCATGCGCTCGATCACCTGGTCTTCGTCGATGACGCCACCCCGGTGTACTTCGAGCCAGCCGTCGTCGCGCCATGCGACATAGTCCCGGTTCTCTGATTGCGCCCGGGCGACGAACCCCTTTGGCCCCTCCGCGATGAACCCGAAGCACAGCAGGTAGATCACGCCTTCGACCGGGACCGCGACAACGATCGAGGTCAGGTCTGTGGTGCGGCTGAGGTCGAGGCCGACCCACGCCTTGCGCCCGTAGAGCTTCTCGAGCGCGAAGGGCGCCTTGGCCAGACCGCCGTCCCAGACATCCCGCGCGATCCAGCTTTGCGCACCCTCGGTCCAGAGGTTGAGGTGCAGGCGCCGGAAGTTCGGCATCTTGCCCCGGATCGCCTGCGCCTCGTCGTGGATGCGCCGGAAATCCGCCTCGGTGAAGGCAACCCCGAGGTTCGGGTTCGCCATGGCCCAGGTCGCCGGGTCCGACGGGTCGGCATCCTCGGGCGGCTCCGCCACGAAGCCGAAGAAGCTGTCGTCGCGCACGTCGCCGCGCATCACCCGCTCGGCGTATCCCCTGATCTCGCCGCAGAGGCTCGCGCGATCAGCCCCGGCGGTCGTGATCGCCCAGTCGATCGGTTGCGACCGGGCAATCATCGAGTTGGTCACCACGTCCGCAAGCTCGCGGTCTGTCCAGCGGTGGACCTCGTCTCGGGCCGCAAAATGCGGGTTGATGCCGTCGGCGCTGTTGCCGTCGCGGCTGAGCGCGGCGATGTAGCCGTTCGTGCGCGGCGACTGGATCTGCGTCTTGTAGACGTCGAGCAACTGCGAGAGCGCCGAAGACCCGCGGATCATCCGCTTGATCTCGTTGAACAGCAACCCCGCCTGATCACGGGTGGTCGCTGCGCAGTAGCCTTGCGGCGCCCCCTCGCCGTCGAAGAGCTGAGTGTAGAGCATCGGCACCGCCGTATCGGTGGTCTTGCCGTTCTTCTTCGCCACCTGGTGATAGGTGGATCGGAAGCGCCGCAGTCCGGTCTCGGCGTGCTTCCAGCCGAAGACCGATCCGTGCCGAAACACCTGCCAGGGCTGCAGGGTCAGCGAAGCGCCGGCCATTGAACCCGTCGTGTGCCGCAGCACCTTGGCGAAGCGGATCACCATGTCCGCCGCGTCGGTGTCGAAGACCAGACCACGATCCGCGCCGGTCTCGAGGTCGAGCAGGTGGCGCTCGCACGCCATCCGGACCAGCGGCCCCGCGGCGATATTGCCCTCGAGCACGTCGAGCGCGTACCGGCTCACCGGGTGATCAATCGCCTCCACGAAGCTGTCGCAGGAGATCGTCGAAGAGATCGCCCTGCGCCCCCGAGCTGAGGCGCGCCTCGTCGACCGGTGTCATGCCGAAGAGCGCGCCGAGCTGGCGCATGTTCGCCAGCGCGTCCTGCCGCGCTTGCCAGTTCGCCGTCTTCTTCTGCTGTTCACCGTTGCGGGTTTTGACCGAGTAGGTGCGCCCGTCCATCACGATGCAGCTGGTCAACTCGATGACGTCGGCCACCGACTCGCAGTATGCGGCGAACATGTCCTCGAAGTGCGGCTTGAGCCGGTCGAACTTGACCAGCTCCGGCGCCAGGCGCTCCCACACCTCCTTGGCGGCGTCGGACATGAGATCGTGCGGCGCGGGAACCGGCTTGGGCATCTCCTCCCGCATCGGCACCACGTTCTCCATGCTCGGCTTCCGCCCCTTCATGGCTTACCTCCTAAAGCCCCTAGAGGTGGGCTTTTTTCTCCAAATTCACCGGCGCGAAAAGAAAGGTTGGGGTGTCGGTTTCCGCTCCCCAGCCCAGATTTTTGACCTACCCCCGGTCCCCATGAAAAACCTCGCGCGCCGTCTTCCGGCTGTGGCACCGGTGGCACAGGGCCTGCCAGTTCGACCGATCCCAGAAGAGCGAGCGGTCGCCCTTGTGCGGCACCACGTGGTCGACGTCGGTAGCGGGCTCGACCACCCCAAGCTCGTCGCAGTCAACGCAGCACGGATGCCGATGAAGGAAGAGCCGCGCTGCCGCCTTCCACCTCGGATCGGCGTAGAGCGCGCGCGCCGCCGCGGCGTGAGGCGTGGCCTGTGCCGCTGCCTTCTGCCCGGCCCGCTTCTCATCCTGCTCCGCCTGATGCTCAGCGCACCGAGGTTTGCCGGGAAGTGCGATCTCTTCGCAGCCGGGCGCGGCGCAGAGCTTACGCATCGCCGTGCCCGGCTGCTGCCTGTGGGAAGAGGTCCATGCCCATAGCCTAAAAACGACAAAGCCCCGCACGATGGCGGGGCTCGGGACACAGTGCAGGCGTGTCAGATGTGGCGTTCGAACCCATCCTCGCCGCCCACCCGCTCCGGTATCTGTCCCTCTTCGGGAGAGCACTCGGAGCATGAGGCCTGTAGCGGCAACATAGGGATCGCCGCGTCGCACTGTCAACTCTCTTTCGGAGCCAACCCCATGAGCGTCTCCCCGGTTGTGGTGACCGAGTTCTCCCGACCGAAGAGCTCGAAGCGCACCTTGACGCCACCCGCCGCGTCGATCTCGACCACTTCGCACTGGAAGCCCTCGAACGGCCCGGCCCGGAACATCGCCCGATCACCGGTCCGCACACGCCGCGCCGCTGCTGCCTTGCGCCTCTGCTCTTGCCGCTCATCTTCCTGCCGGAGATCGCGCGCGCGCATCTCATGGAGCGAGGCCAGACGCTTCGGACCAAGCACGCCCCACTGACCATCTGATCGGCAGAGCGCTCCGGTGAGGAAGGGCGAGGTGAGCACACGGTGAGGCACCGGCACACCTCCGAAGCGCGCGAAGACATAGCCCGGCAGATACCGGCGCTCATACTCACGCACCCGACCGCGCACCCGAGTTCGCCGAGATGTCACCGGGTGGAAGGCGTAAACACCGCGCGCAGCAAGCCAACTCTCGGCCTGACGCTCCTGTTGCGGCCGGCAGAGCAGCGCGTACCAGCAGCTCGACCCGGCCTCGAACAGCGGCGCGGCGCCGCCCTCGGTCGGAATGGTGTCGCCGACCTGAAGGGTCAGGAAGCTCCGGACCGCATCGTGTTCGTTCGCTCGCATTGGCTTCACGTCCTTTCCTCCGGCAGCAGGGCCATCGCCCGCGTCTCGATCTCATCCATCCACGCCAGGAACTGCAGATCATCGTGGCTGGCCACGCCGCGCCTGCGGCGGTCGGCCTTCACCCGCCGCTCACTGTCCAGTTCCTGCGCCCTGCCCCGCACCCGCATCCAGTCGCCATCGGTCAGCGGCGGGCGCTTGAACTTCGTGAGGAACAGGAACTCGGAGACCAGCGTACCCTCGGCCAGCGCCTGCCGCCCGCGCGCCGAACCGAACCACGAACAGATCGTCGGGTGCTCCTCGAGCGGACGCGGCGCGACCTGTTCGGCGAAGGGCACGATCGTCGCCATGCGCGGCCAGCCGCGCCGGTCCTTCCCCTCGCCCCGCGTCTTGAGGAAGTCCCGCAGCTGCTCCAGCTGCGCGTCGGTCATGTACGCCATGCTGTCGGCGAGGTTGGTCAGGAACTTGGCATGCTTCTCCTCGCGGACATCGCCGGGCTTGCGAAAGCCCCACTCGGTCAGCGGAGCGATCAGCAACCGGCGCACCCGGTCGCGCTTGGTCTCGGCGGTCATGGTCTGCTCATCCGTCATGACCGGCCCCCTTCTCAGCAAAGCTGCGCGACGGACTTATCCACAGCCTGCACGGTCGGATCGAAGTGCGACGGTTTTCTCCTGTCTTTTTCTTTTTCATTTCTTTCTCCTTTCCTCTCATGCAGCCGACAGAATGTCGGCGGTTCTGTCCGCATTCCGTCCGAAACTGTCACGCGGACAGAAATGGACAGAACCGGACAGAAGTTCAGATGCGCCAGGCAGTCACGCCGAGCGCTTCCATTCCTTCCATGATCCGCGCGACTGTGCGGTTGCCTGTCGGGTAAGTGTCGTTGAGCCAGTGGTGGAGCTGGACGATGAAGCGGGGGTTGCCCGAGAGTCGCTCGTCACCGAGATCGGCCACGCTTTTGCGGAGCCTCGCCAACGCCGTCCGCTCGCGCTCGGCGGCGGCTCGGTCCGCGTTCTTATCCCGAGATTCGATCGCGTCGAGCACGACCTCGACCACCACGTCGTGCATCAGCCTGACCTCGCCCGTGCCGGGAATGCGACACAGCCGCCAACCGTAGAGCGGGGAAATGTCGCGTCTGGACCAGCCCTGCCACGCCTCGACGGACATGCCGACCAAGCCCGCCAGCAGCCCGTCATCGTTCGGGAGCGTTCCGACGGGGTTCTGGTATCGAGACTTGCACCAGAGCGCCTGAGCGATCGCGAGGACGGCCCATTCGTTGCGCTGCGTTGCGCGGGTGTAGAAATCGCTGTTCAGCCAGCGGTCATAGTGGAATTTGAAGTAGGAGTGCGCCTCAAGGCGCGTCCCGGAGGGCAGCGGGTATTCCGGCAGGTCTGTGTTGTCCCGCGCAAGCGTGATCGTCGCCGTCGTCATGTCTTCCCCGCTTCATTGAAGGACCGGATCGCGCGACCGGCCCAGTACCGCGCCAGCTCACGCCACAAGCGCATTTTGGCGTCATCGAAAGCCGCAACGTCGCCATCGAGGCGCGCATCGCACAGCGCTCGACTGGCGCCCGCGACCTCGCGCAGATCCTCATCCGGCGCACCGCCCAGATCCCGCAGAACGGCGTCGAGGCGCACCAACAAGTCCGGGCATAGGTCCATGCCACCCCGGAACAGGGCGACAGCTGTCGCCGTCGTCACAAGCCGCGCGCGCGGACCCGGAGCGCCCCTCATTCTGATCCCCCGACATCCTCGATGAAGCCCCGAAGGAGTGCCGCGGCGGCCTCAAGGTCAGCCAGGAAGGCCACGGCGGCGCGCCCGTCGAGCGTTCCATTCACGACAGGACGCGTCTCCGCCGGCTGGAAACCGCCCGGCCGCAATGACCAGCCGCGCGTGCCGCACTCAAGCTGGTGCAGGCGCAGATCGAGATGCCCGAACTTCGTCGTGACCGAGTGCACGATCGGCACCCTCTGTGCGCCCTGCCCGCTCATGCTGCGCTCACGCGCCGCATCGCACGGACCTCACGCTCAGCGACCAGCCTCATGACCGCCGCCCTGATCCGCTCCTGCGCGACGGGGTTCTGACGTCTCAGCGCCTGCGACACATATCCAGACCAGCCGAAACCAAGCTGCCGACTGGCCTCAGCGCAGGACGGGAAACTCACTCCGTAGAGCGTCACCGGCTTCAGGCGCGGCAGCGGCGGCGACACCTTTCTGGCGACCCGATCCGGATCACCCATGCCAATTGCCGCCCAAACCGTGTGCGGGGAGACCCCGAAATGTTCTGCTGCCGCATGGGCGTCGGGAAAGTCCACTCCGCGGATCCGCACAGGCATGGGCTCGCGCCCAACCCGACCAGTTCCGACCCGGTGAAGCGTCCCACGCTTGGCTGCGATACGCACCGCGTCCGAAGACACGCGGAGCGCCGCTGCCGCAGCGGCGGCGGTCTCGTATGTCACGCCCCTGATCTCGAGGTCGCGGTATCTGGTCTCACCCATTGCGCCCTCCCGGAGCCTTCCACCAGCGCACCGGCATCCCGCCGTCGCGGTTCTCGGGCTTCTGGCACGCGCAATAGGGCAAGCCCTGGTCGGCGCATCGCTGCACGAACTTCGTGTCGCCATCCCGGAAGCGCTTGAACGCACCCGCGATCGAGGACCGCGTCCGCCCAGTGCGCTCCGCCATCTCAGTGAAGGTCAGGCCGTGCTCGTCTCTTAGATCGAGCAGATGCAGAAGGCCTTCGTCATCGGCCCGACTTGGTGCTGTCGACGCCATGTCAGACCTCCCCCATGAAAGACCCCGGCGCCGCAAGCGACACCGGGGCAAGGTTCAACAGGGAGGTGCGCCGAGGCCCCGCGGCGCTCGGGATTGAAAAGGGTGCGCAGGGCATGCTGGCAACTGGGGAGGAGACAACCAGCTCGGGGACAGCCCCGCGCACCAGTTGGCGAGGTTGGATCCTCGCCAGGCAGGCCCGATCAGGTCGGGCATTCGAATTCTGAAAAGAGAGCGTCACGTCAACACCTCCCACGGCGCCGCCGGCATCGTGACCGGCGCGGCCAGGGCAACGCTGCTGTTCGTGGTGGCGTAGGGCACATGCGCGATCGTCACGCCATCGCGGGTCTCGCGCGCCAGCGGCTTGCGGTCCTCGCGCGGGCCGCGCTCGAACGGGCGCATGACCGGCGGCCGCCCGAGAAGATCGGACGCGGCGCTCATTTCGAGGCTGCCCGCATCGGCACGGCCCCCTTGGCGCGCGACTCGCAGAGGTCGGCCATCTCGCGATGCTTCTCGGCAGCTTCTCGATGCTCGACGACGGCGCGGCTCCAATCTTCTTCGCTGGATGACCGCGCCGCCTTGAGACCCGCCTCAACGGCCTCACCGTGTTCCTTCGAAATCTCTCCGATCAGGTCATAGGGGCAGTCGTTGACCGGCGCGTTGTGCGTCTGCGCCCTGTAGCTGTCGAAGCAGGCGTTTTTGGTGGCGTCCTGCAGGGCCCAGGCCCAAAGCAGGGGCACCTCGGCATTGCCGTGCTCGATCCGGCTCAGCGTGCCGATGCTGATGGAGTGGCCCACAGCCGAGGTGATGACCGCAGCGGCAGCTTCCTTGCCACCCGCCTCGGTCACGAGGTTCTTGAACATCTGCGCGGCGACTTTGGACTGCATCTGAAAGGCCTTTTCCTTCGGGTTGACAGGGTGTTGCGCCATGCAAGGGGCATGAAAGAGCACGAAATTCTAGGAAGCCTTCTCGGCGGGCGGCGAGACCCACGCAGAAACGGGTACCGCGCCACCTGTTATGCGCTCGATTTCAGCAGCCTTCTCCCAGGACGGCTTGGCGCCGCCGAGCCATCGGTTAACGGTAGGCTGGCTGACATTGACGGCCGCGGCGAATGCGCTTTGCGTCATATCGGCGGCCTTGAGATATTCTGCGAGGATGCTCATGAGCGACTTATACGCTGAGCGTATTTCACGGTCAATCCGTCAGGCGAATAATTATCCGTTTGCGGGAATAGCCGACTCCATGCCGGTCTGCGACATAGCAGCCATGAAGAACCTCAAGCGCATACGAGCCGCCCGCGGCTGGTCGCAGGCGACGCTAGCCGAAGCAGCCGGCGTGAAGCAGGCAACGATCTCACGCATAGAGAGCGGCACGAACAACCCATCGCTCGCAGTCGCAGATCAGATAGCCGAGGCTCTGGGCGTTAGTACCGTCGAGCTTTTCGGCATCCCGGAGCTGGAACAGAGATTTCTGGAAGCCTTTCGCGCAGCAACGCCAGAACGGCGCGCCGCGCTTCTGACGCTACTTGAGAACGATCCTTCATAGTTGATTCCTCCTCACCAGTCTCAACATATCGCGTCGCTGCCAAAATGTGGCGCTCGTAATCTGACGACATCAATATCCCCTGAAAGTTCCACCTTCGTTCTAGTATAGCTACAGCACCGCGTCAGTATTAAGTTCGACAATTATACGCGATACGTATTGACCGCTCGATACGCTCGACGTATTACACATCCCATCCCCGCCGAAGACGCCACCCGGCCGATCGCGGGTTCTGACACCTCAGATGGGAGGGACGCATGTTCAAGACAGGGACTTTCACCGCCGTTTCGCGCACACTCTGCTCGCCCGGCGTCGTGCATCTGGCACCCGCCGCCGCGCAGAACGCGTGGCTCGCCGCCAAGGAAGCGCGCGGCCAGGCACTCGGCGCCGCGCAGCTGGCCCGGCTCGAGGCCATGCCGAGCCACTACCCCGGACACGCCGCGATCCCCGAGGCCCCGTTCGTCGAGGTGATCGACCTCGCCGATCTCGAAGACATCCCGGCCCCGACGCCGAGCGCGCCTGAGGCCGGCCTGCGCCGCGCCATGCCCGCAATCCGCGCGGCGGTGGCGAAGTTAGGGCCCGGCGGAGACGCGGCATGAGCAGCTCCGACATCCAGCTTGGCCCGACCAGCGGCAGCCGCGAGATCCAGATGCACACCGACGCCCTGATCCGCCTTGACGGGGCAGTTGACGACGGCCGGCCCCGCGATCCCGCCGGAGACGGCCGCATGTGCCAGACCTTCGAGCGCGACACCGACGACGATCTCGTCTGGCGCCCGCCGCTCCTCATCGTGATCGCGGCGATCCTCGTCTGGGTGTGGACCATTTTCCAGATCCTTCAGATCGTCCACGCACCGCCAGCCCCCGACACTGCCCCCGGGTTTTTCGAATGACAGCGCCCGCCATCACTCACGGATACGCGCCTGTCCCGCTGCCGGGCGACCAATTGTGGTATGCCCGGCAGCTGCGCGCCCTGCCCGGCTGGCAGCTTGGCGAGATCCCGGATGACGTGATGCTCGAGGCCTGCAGCACGGTGATCGCGCTGTCGCACGCGCCCGACGAGATCGCCTCGGCGCGCAAGCTGGCCGCCGTCCTGATCGGGGAGATAGCCAGCGCCGGAGGTGAGCATGACAGCGTCTGACACCCCGCTCGCGCAGCGCGCCGGCATCCTTTGCAACGATGCGAGGTTCCAGCGCTTCGCCGCGGCCCGCTCGGGCTTCGAGGATGGCCAGTTCTGCGCCAGCGCCGCCGCCGAGTATCTGCGCGGCTTCTGCCGCATCGGGAGCCGCCGCGCGCTCGACACCGACGAGAAAGCCCGCGCCCGCTTCAGCGTCCTGACCACCGAGTTCGACGCCTGGACGGGCCGGATCGCAACCCACCGATAACCGAATGCCGGGCATTCCGCCCGCATCCCCCTGCCGCACATATCTTGGCCGGTGCGCGCGGCAGGGGGCCACTCATCAGACGGAGGGCCTCATGCTCCACCATCGCAAGGAAATTACAGCGACAAAGGCCAGCGCCACGATCCAGCTCGACGCCCTCAAGCGCGCCACCAGGATCCTTAACAAAGTCGTCGAGCCCAGAAACACGATCCCGGTGCTGTCCTATGTCAAAATCATGATCGCATCCGACAGGATCACCCTCGAGGCCACCGATCTGGACAACGCTGTGACTATGGAGCTTGAGGCGGAGACCACAGGGGATGCAGCTTTCATGGTTGGAAAATCTGTGCTCGCCGGGCTCACCTCCATTGCATCGGGCGCCATCACTGTATCGATCACAGCGAATGGCCCGCAGCGCGGCGCGAGCAGCGCGGATACGATTCTCCTCAGCGACGGCGAAACGCTGATCCGGCTGAACGACCACATGCCGGTGGAAGACTTTCCGCGGCTAGAGGCGCCGGAGAGCCTCCAATGCGGCAGCGCGCACCTGAGCCTCAGCCAAGATCAAGTGGAACGGCTTCTCAGCCTGAGCAGACACTGCGTGAGCACCGAGATGACGCGCTATTACCTGAATGGCATCTTCCTCACCAACAGGCCGGATGAGAGCTCTTTGCGGGCGGTGTCGACAGATGGACATCGCATGGCGGTGATCGATGCAGACGCCGAGGTCGATTTCAGCAGCACCGGCAGTCCAGTCCTGATCGTAGCAGCCAAGACCGCAGACCTCCTCAGCCTGATCATCGAGAAGGGCAGCAACGAACCGGTCACCTTCAGGTTCGCAAAGACATTCCTCTCCGCTGAGGTCGCTGGAGTTTCAATTCGAGCGAAGACGATCGACGGCACATATCCAGACTACACGCGTGTCATCCCACCTCAGAGCAAGGCTCTGGTCGCACATTTGAGCGGCAGCGCACTTCGCCGGATGCATAAGGCGGCAAAGGCCATGGCCAGCAACTACCGGCCAATCGCGGAGATGAATTTCAAGGAGGGGAAAATCAGCGCCCGAGGTCCGAGCATCACAGATGACACCTCAATCACAATGCCCCTGCAAGCAAGGCGGGAGGAGGCCTGCACCCACGAGTGCGCAGGCTTCAATCTCAACTACCTGCGCGACCAAGGGGCTGTCACGCCAACCTTCACGCTTACGACCATGAGCCCCGGAGATCCGGCGAGGATCCAATCGGATGACCCCGACGCGCTCTGGGTCCTCATGCCCATGCGCCTTTGAACGGAGAGATGAAATGCTGGACGAGATCTCAGAAACCGCAGCAACCGAGATGCGCCGGGCCGACGAAGCCAGGAAGAAGACGCGCGGCTCCCCGCCCATGAAATCAGACCCTGAGTTCGAACAGGCCGCGACGAACGCATACGGCGTGGCCGCCGGCGAACTTCGGAGTTTCGTGGAGCGCTATGAGCGCCTCGAGGCTGAGAAGAAGGAGATCGCAGACCAGCAGAAGGAGGTCATGGCCGAGGCCAAGGGCCGCGGCTACGACGTGAAGGTCCTGAAGAAGGTCATCGCGCTGCGCAAGCGCGACAAGGACGACATCGCCGAGGAAGAGGCGGTGCTCGAGATGTATAAAGCCGCGCTTGGGATGGAGTAGACTATGCCCCTGCCAGATCTCGAACCGATCACCGACAGCCCGGAGCTCGCCCGCATTGGGAAGCCGCAAGGCCCGGAGGCCCCGCCGGCCGGGGACGCCATCCGCCTGGAGTTCATCCCCGTGTCGGCGCTGACGGTGGATCGGCGATACCAGCGCCGCACCAGCGATGGCTCACGTTCACGCATCCGCAAGATCGTGAGCGACTTCTCCTGGTCAAAGTTTGGTGCGATTGCCGTGACCGAGGTGCATGAGGGGCTCTATGCCATCATCGATGGCCAACACCGCGCCCTCGCCGCCACGCTGATTGGAGCCGAAGCCGTACCAGCAGTGATCGCGCGCGGAGATCTCGCCGCCCAGGCCAAAGATTTCGTCGGGATCAACTCGGTTCGCACCTCGGTGGCCGCGATCGACAAATTCCGCGCGCGCGTCGCTTCCGGTGACGTGGTTGCCATCGCCGTCGACGAGATGCTGAAGGAGCTAGAGATCAGCACAGACGTTCCCGCAGGCGCCGGCA